ATTAAGTAAACATAAATCTTATACTGCTGTTTGTACACATAAACATTATTGGCTATTAACTAATGGTTAAACTAATTTTAGGGTTAGTATATATACTAGCCTCCCCAAGAACCCACGACAGTATATCATACTTTTAACAATAAGTCAAGGAGAATACAATGAAAATTAAACAATTAGAAAAAAAGATAGGCACACTATCTAACCCAAGTAAGATGCCATCATATGCTTGGGGTATATCAGCAAAAAAATGTGTGACAGGTAGTAAGCTAGCAAAAATAAAAGGAACTATCTGTAATAAATGTTATGCACTTGGTGGACATTATTTATATCCTGTTGTAGCTAACGCACACAAAATAAGATTGAATGCAATTTATAAATCAGAATGGGTAGAGTATATGGCAGAACTACTGACCCAAAAGTACAAAAGGCTAGATAAATCAAGGCTTTTTCACCGTTGGTTTGACTCTGGAGATATACAATCTTATGAACATTTAATGAAAATATTTAAGGTGTGTGAACTCACACCTCATATAAATTATTGGTTGGCTACTAGGGAGTACAAGATCATAGACAGAATTAAAGAAGAAGACGTACCAAAGAATTTAGTACTGCGTGTTAGTGGTATTAAAATAGATGGGCAACCACCGAAGTTTTGGAAGTGGACATCTACTGTACATAAACATAAAAAACCAATAGGTCATGAGTGTCCTGCGTACAAACAAGATGGTGAGTGTGGTAGCTGTCGTGCCTGTTGGAATCATAAAGTTAAACAAGTAAGTTATAAGGAGCATTAATGAATAATTACGTACTTAATAAAGTTAAAAGTTGGTTAGAAGAAGAAGTTAAAGACAATCAAGATGTTGCTGATGCAAAAGATAATAAGGAAGAAGCTATTACTTCAGATGGAACTGATGATATTATTTATGGAAGACATGAGTGTGCTGAAGGTTTACTAAATCAAATAAAAAAATGGGAAAAAGAAAAACCCAAAGAAATCCCACAAGAAGATTGGGCAAAAGGATATAACAAATGGAAGAAAACACAATGAAATATTTAATACTAATACTATTCCTATGTCTACTATCCTGCAAATCTCTAGATGTAGACCCAACCACAACTATACTTAAACATATATTAACACAGGAAAATACTAAATGACACATGAATGGAAGCACCCAAAGCATCATGCAAAAATAAGAAAAGATTTTCGTGAAGAAGCAGAGAAAGAAAAAAAAGAATTAGAAGAATCTTATAAAGAATCCGTTAGACAAACAAAAGAACGGAAAGCACTTGACATAAAGAAGAAAGTATGATATAGGAATAATAATGAAAAAATATAAAGTTCGTCTAGTTGGTATGGGAATAGAAGCAGTAGGAATAATTCCATTTGAAAATGAACCAACGATTGAAGAAGTAGAAAATACAACAGCATTGTATTTAAACGAAAAGCTAATGAAGGTAGAACAAGATGGTAACTTCTATGCTAGTGATAGACACATGCTAACCTATGAGGAATTACAGGAAGAAAAAGAAAAGAAATTAATATTAGGAGAATGGGTTTGAATTATAAACAACAACTAGAAGTAGTACAAGGATTATCTATTCCACCTGATACAACTCTCAGAATGGATTGTCCATTTTGTAATAATAAAAATACACTATCAGTTGATACAACGAGTAACAACATTGGCTGGTATTGCTTTCATACATCTTGTAGTGCCAAAGGAAAACATCAAGGAGAAAAAGATATGACCTATGTTAATAATACATTTAAAAAGAAAGAAGAGAATTTAAATACAGAATTCTATGTGCCTGATAGCTTTAAGATATTAGATTCAAGTGATAAAGCTAGACAATACATACATAAAAATAATTGTTGGGAAGCATGGGCATGGGGTAGAGCAGATATTAAGTATGATGTTAAACAAGACAGAGTTGTATTTATGATTAGGCATGAACAGAAAGCACATGAGTTTGTAGGTGCAGTAGGTAGAGCATTAAGTTCAGCAACCTATCCTAAATGGTACATGTATGGGAATAAAGATGTACCTTTTAAATGTGGATTGCATGAACACAACGAGGCAGTTATCGTAGAAGATTGTGCTTCAGCTTGTGCAGTATCTAATGTACTTACAGGTGTGGCTATACTTGGCACATCATTAACACAATCCCATAAACAATATTTAAAATCATATGATAAAATATATGTGGCACTAGATAGGGATGCAACAACAAAATCATTCGGTGTTGCCAATGAGTTAAAATCCTATGGCTTACAAAATGTACATGTTAAAACTTTAGAAGATGATTTAAAATACTTTAATACAAAAGAAATAAAGGGGATGTTTTATGATTGAAGAACTTAAAAAGGAAATTGATAAATTAAAAAAAAGAGTACAAGAAGCTGAAGGTGAAGTAACTATTATAAAAGGAATTGGAATGAATAGTCCTGAGTTTAGGGCTTTAAAAAAAGAGAACGAAGAATTAAAAGATGACAATAAAAAATTAGCACAACAAATACAGGACAAGAATAATCTTGTAGGGAGATTAAGAGATAAAGGATTGATATGATAGAGAAACAAATAATAAAATTACTGTTAGGTAAAAAGTTTTATACAAAATATAAAGGTCAGATATCTCGTAATGTATTTCAAGGTAGCTTTGGTTCTTTGTTTGATACTGTACAAAAGGCTCATGAAAAATATGATGCTGATATAAAAATTGATGAACTCTATGCACTGCATACAACAATGTTTAATCCTGCCTTAACAAGGGCAGCGAAGGAGCAGTTCAGTGAATTAATTGAGGACATAAAGGAAGTACAAGAGCCATCAAAGGAAATAGCAGATGACATTGTAAAGATATTAGTTGAAAGAGATGTGGCTCAGAAGATTGCAATAGAAGCTACTGAAATATTTAATGGTAGACCAGCAGACTTTAATGCTATTGTTTCTATTATAGAAAAACATAAGCATGGATTACCAGCAGAAAAAATAGATGCAGTTACTAATGATATACCAGAGTTAATTGAAAAATTAAATGTGGTAAGTAAGTGGCAATTTAATTTAACTTCATTAAAGGATAACGTAGGTGGAATTGGGCCTGGAAATTTAATGATAGCATTTGCTAGACCAGAGGTAGGTAAGACAGCATTCTGGGTAAGTTTATGTGCAGCACCTAATGGATTTGCTGAACAAGGTGCAAAGATACATGCGTTTATTAATGAGGAACCTGCAGTACGTACACAAATGAGAGCCATTAGTTGTTTTACTGGTTATAACAGAGAACAAATAGCAGAGAATACAAGTGAGGCACAGGCAGAGTGGATAAAAATAAAAGATAATATTAAAATGATTGATACTGTTGATTGGTCTCTTGATGATATAGATAGTCATTGTGAAAAACATAAGCCAGATATAATTGTAATAGATCAATTAGATAAAGTAAATGTTAAGGGAACATTTGCAAGGACAGATGAAAAGTTACGAGCAATATATACAGGTGCTAGAGAGATAGCAAAGAGAAGAGAATGTGTAGTCATTGCTATATCACAGGCATCAGCAGATGCACACAACAGAGACCATATATCATTTGATATGATGGAGAATTCAAAGACAGGTAAAGCTGCCGAAGCAGATTTAATTATAGGTATAGGTAATAGAACTTCTAATGATCCCACAAATAACATGAGAGTATTAAACATTAGTAAGAATAAAATTACAGGGTGGCATGGTGATCCATCTTGTATCATTGATAAATATTTAAGCAGATACACAGATTAATAAAAGGAAAAACAAATGAGAATACCAACGTTTAATAAAAAACAAAAAGAGTTATTAGCAGACTTATGGGAACTCGATGAGTATGAAAGAAAAGAGATCGCAATGTTTTTAATAGCTTCAACTTTAAATCCAGGCTCACATTCAAGAATTTATAGTCAAGTAAAAAGGTTAGATAAAATCGATCTTGAAATGATGAAGAATTATCGAGGACCTACTATAAAAGAAAGAACGGAGCTGGGACTATGAATATATTAAAACTTAGTAAAATATTCGAAGACTTTATTGACGATCATGAAGAATTAGAACATGTTGGTTCAGGAATGATGTTAGATAAAAATCCTGAAAGAGATGTTGATGTCAGATATAAAGGAAAAGATTATCTTTTAACTATAAGTAAGATACAGTGAAAGAAAAAAAAGTAACGATCACCGCTAAAGGTGCGTCCATTAAACAATGGTCTGATTTAATGTTAGAGTTAAATCTGATGAAAAAATCATGGCATCGCTATGGTGTGACTATCAATATTCAAACTCCGGGAATTGCGAAGATAATATCATGGGGCACAAAAAAATATGATGCCAAAGAACAATGGTTAAAGAAATAGTGTTAATAATTCTGCTGATAAATGGAGAATTGAGTCTACCTTCATTTCCGTTTGAAGGCACAGTGCATGAATGTTTTGACCGTGGAGATAAGATGAGAGTCGAACTTGCAACATACAACGAAAAACGTAATGTATGGTTTTTGAATGACGGATCAGGGACCTGGCAAGGATTTATCTGTCAATAGTACTTAGTTTATTAGGCATTATAATAATCTATGCATTTATTGTGTTATTATTACTTATGTGGAACAAAGAAAAAATTAAATAACGTACCTATCCTAAAGAGAGATTGATAGAATAGGTATTAAAGGTAAGAAAATCCCCTTAACACATTTCTGCCACATTGTCAAATTGTCTTTTCTTCTATACACGAAAATCGTGTGTGTATCTGCCATTTCTCAATTTCTTCTTCCGGCATTTTTGTTAATATATCTACCGTATGTTGATACCCGTAAAGAGAACAATCTTTGTACGAATCAAAAGTAGTGTATGGTATAACAATACGTTTGCAATCATGAGCCACACCACTACACAACCACATAAATAAAATAAATTTAATCATTGACAATCTTTTAAAAAAATCCTATATAATAGTTCAAATGAAAGGAACACAACATGACTGATATAACAAAATATCGAAATGTTTCACTAACACATGAGACATATAAGACTTTGATTAGTTTGTCGAAGGTATTATTACCGGATGCAAAATTATCAATTAGTAAAACCATTGAAGCATTAACGAATGAGAAAGCGAAGAAGTTAAATGGTAAAATTAAAAAAATATAGAGTACATAAAGCTATTTGTGATATATGTAATGGCAATGGCTTTGTCAAAATAACAAACAACGAGGACCCAAAAGAAGTTAACGTTCACCAATGTTGGGAATGTGATTCGGAAGGAGAATTTTATGTATATGAACCCAAAATGGCTTCAGATGATGTTTTTGATAACGATGGTCGTACTATTGACAAGTTCTTGCACTGAGTTTGCTATTTTAAGTTCTGGCACAGGAATTGCTGTAAGTCAGAACGTTTACGCTAAAGTGTATAGTGGAATAGATTTTTTAACTATCGTACGAACAGAGAAAGATATTAAAACTCATATATATCACAGCTTAAAGAAAGAGGAAGATGCACATAAATGATGCAGCGTATCTAGCAGGGCTATTCGATGGTGAAGGCTCTGTTTATTTTAAAAAAACTAGACAGAAAAAACATCAAAGACCAGGCAAACCAATACATAATGTAATGGTTATTAGAATGGAAATATCTATGACTGATAAAAGTGTATTAGAGTGGGTATGGGAAACAACAGGTGTTGGTGCCTTTGGACCTAAAAAAGTTAAAGAAGGATATAAACCACAGTGGCGTTGGCGAGCTGCGCACAGAGATGCTTTAAAAGTATGTAAAGAATTATGGCCCTTTGCTCAAACAAAATTACATAAGATAGAACAGATTATAGATTATTATGATCCAGGATACAGTGATCATAACGTTGTCAGTTTAGAGGATTATAGAAATGAAAAAAGGTAGAAAGTATATTGAACCTATGTTGGGTAAAGGAGATAAAAAAGGAACTAATATACCCGAAAAAAAAGATAAAAGAAAAAAAGCAGACGCAACCTGGGATGGCGTATCGCGGCCATCAACAGATGAGTATAGAAATAACTGGAATACAATATTTAGAAAGGAGGAAAATGCAGAATAAATACTACATCAAGTATTTTTCAAAGTCGGACGGTAAGAAAATTAGAAGACCTTACAATCCCCATGCTGAAAAGCAACATGAAT